AAAAAGAAAAGAATTAATTCAGCCTGGAAGAATTGGGCCGAAACAACTCAATGTGATTTTGAGGGAAGAAAAAAATTGAGAGGACTTTTAAGGGTCGCTGCTCATACATTTTTTGAATCTGGTGAAGTTTTAATTAGATTTAGAAGTTCGGGAGAGATTATTCCTTTTAGTCTTCAAGTTCTTGAAGGTGATTTTATTGTTGATACATTACAGGGCGATAATATCAAAGATGGTATTGAGAGAGATAATCAGGGCCGTGTTATTGCTTATCACCTTTACTCTAATCATCCAGGAGATTATCAAGGTCTGAACAATACTGTGAGAGTTCCAGTGGAAGATATTTGTCATTTGTATGATGAGAAAAGAGCTGGCCAGAGTAGAGGAATTCCTATTCTTACACCAATTGTAAATAAGCTCAGAGACCTTGATGAACTTGAAGAAGCTGAGATTGTGAAGCAAAAGATCACTTCATGCTTTACGGCATTTGTTCATGATATGGAACCTGGTGATTCTCTCATGGATGAGGATGGGTATGAGATAGGAGAAAAAGTTTCTCCAGGTTCAATTGAATTTCTTCCTCCAGGAAAAACTGTTTCTTTTGGGAATCCAGCCACAAAGGAAGGTTATTCAGAGTTTAAAACTAAAGGTGACCATGCTGTTGCTGCTGGGACAGGTGTTCCATATGAAGCAATGACAGGTGATTACTCAAGGACAAATTTTTCTTCTGGAAAGATGGGGCATAATAAATTTCATAAGGGAATAAGAGCAATACAAAAATTAATATTTGAAGATTTACTTCTTGATAGAGTTGCAGAAAGATTTTTGAGTCTTCTTCCTTTTTATGGATTGAACTCTCAAGGAGTTACTTATAAACATACTCCACCAAAAGTTGAAATGATTGATCCAGTGAAAGAGACAAATGCCTTGAACTCAATGATCAGGAATGGTCTGACTTCATGGTCAAATGCTGTGGAGACTTTAGGTGAAGACCCTGAAGAATTAATTAATGAAATTAAAATTGACCGTGATCGCTTTAATAAGTTACAATTAATACTGGACAGTGATTCAAACACTACGACTATCAATGGTCAAAAACATTCCCTGGATGGGAGCAACGATTCGGAAACTGCTTAATGCAACAAAGAAAAGTTCAAATCCCAGCACAGAGAATGGAATTTTCAATCAAGAAAAATTCTGCACGTAGAGATGAGACAGGTCATCTTTTGGTTGATGTAATATGGTCAACAGGAGCTTCAGTGGTTCGATATCCTATGTGGGATGAACCTTATCTTGAAGTTCTATCAATGGACCCTGAGCACGTTGACCTTACAAGACTAAATTCCGGTGCTGCTGTTTTAGATAATCATAAAGCGTATGACTTAAAAGATCAGATCGGAACAGTAGTTCGTGATTCTGCAAAAATTGAAGACGGTCTTGGGGTTGCAACTCTAAGAATGTCAAAGAGAGAAGAAATCAAGGGCATTGTTGAGGATATCGAGAACGATATTATCACAAAAATTAGCATCGGTTATTTAATAAGAATGTTTGAAGAGACTCTTCCAAGTGAAGAGGGTCAAATGAGAACACTGACTGCGAAGGACTGGATGCCTTTTGAAATTTCTTTTGTATGTATTCCAGCTGATGATGGGGCTGAGGCTCGTTCATCTGTTGAGAATGAATCAAATAATCAAGAAACATTTGAATGTATTATCATTTCTCAAAAAAGGAGCGAGACAATGAGTGAAAAAACTCAAACTGTTGAACCAACTCCTGAAGTAAGAACTCAGCCAGTAGTTCAAGCTCCAGAAGTTGATACAGCAAAAATCAAGGAAGAAGCAAAAAGGGAACTACTTGCTTTTCAAAATGATGTAAGAAGTTTAGTAAAGAGTGCAGGACTTAAGTCTGAAACTGCTGAAGAATTTCTTGGCCGTGAATTATCTATTGAAGATGTAAAATCTGAAATAATTAAAACACTTGCAAAGAAAGATGAAGAAAAACCAACTAGAGCAGCAAATTCAATTCAAATCACTAGAGATGAAGTTGAAACTCGTAGAGAATCAATCGAATCAGCTCTTATGAATAGAATTGATGGAAAGACTGAACTTGTTAAAAATGCACGTCAATTCAGAGGACTTACACTTGTTGAGATTTCAAGAAATCTTTTAGGTGACAAGGCCGTTGGTATGAACGCAAGAGAAGTTGCTTCAAGAGCACTTCATCACACAAGTGATCTTCCTCATGTTCTTTCAAATATTGCAAATAAAACTCTTAGAGCAGGTTATGAATCAGCTCCAAGAACTTTCCTTCCACTTGCAAGACAAACTTTTCACAATGACTTTAAAGGTGTTGAGAGAGTTCAACTTGAAGACAAGCTTTCTTTAGACAAGATTATTGAAGGTGGAGTGATTAAGCATGGTACTCTTGGAGATTCTAAAGAGTCATATAAGCTTGTTTCATATGGTAAACAAGTTGCAGTAACAAGAGAAATGATCATCAATGATGATATGGATGCAATCTCTAGAGTTCCAAGAATGTTCGGAAGAAATGCAGCAGATCTTGAGAGTGAAATGTTCTGGGCAGAATTTCAAGGTGGAATCATGGCAGATGGTAAAGCAATATATCATGCTGATCATAATAACCTTGCAAGTGGAGCTGCTCTTTCTGAAACAACTCTTGATGGTTTAGAGCAATTACTTGCAGAGCAGAAAAAACTTAATGGTCAATACATGAACATCTTAGGAAGGTTTCTAATTGTTCCAAGGTCTTTAAGAAACAAAGCGAAGCAACTTGTTGCTTCTGTTGATGCTTCAAGTACAAGTGAAGTAAATGTTTATGAAAATGAATTTGATATCATTTCTGAGATCAGACTTGCTGGCAATGCTTTTTATATGGCAGCTGACTACAATCAGATTGATACTTTTGAAGTTGCTTATCTTGCAGGATCTCAAGGAGTTGAGATTGAGCAGGAAATGGACTTTGATACTAGAGGAATTAAAATTTCTGCTGTTCATGATTTTGGTGCGAAATGTATTGATTATCGTGGAATTGCTAAGAACCCAGGAGCTTAATAATGAAAGTATATAAGAGTGAAGGAAAAAAAGTCACTTTAACTGCTGGAGCTGGTGGAGTTACTTCAGGCGATATCGCTGAAGTAGGATCTTTTATCGGTGTTGTTGAAGGTGATGCAGCTAACGGTGAAGATTATACACTAGTGAGAGAAGGTGAATTTGAACTACCTCTAAAGTCTGGTGATACTCCAGCTGTTGGTGATCAAGTTTATTTTGATGGTTCTACTCAAGAAGTTACAACGACTGCAACTGATAACACTTTAGTGGGAACAGTTTCAAAAGTTGGTGCTGACTACTGTTGGGTCATCCTTTAATACTTAAGGCCCTTCGGGGCCTTAGTTTTTTTGAGAGAAGATGAAAAAGATATTTAG